AAAAACCTGTAAGGCTGTTGCTCATCTACTGTAAAATTAGGTTGTACTCTAGGACTACTATTAGCAATATCACCAACATCACGTATAGTAAATAGTTCTCTAATGGGTCGCAGTGTAACATTTATATTAAGTTCGTTATACTGCAATGCAATGAGAGGGATAGCCATCTTACTAGAAAACGAATACCAAGCATTTATTGGAATATAAAGTTTATTACCCCTTATAGAAGGTTCGGCGCCAGCATGAGAGCCGTCATATAATGCGCTGGGGTAAGAATTTATGTATGAACCACTATTAGCTGGGTCATTATAATAGTTAGTATTTCCGGTCATATTATTAAATAAATCAAGCTGTGTATTTGTGAAATCCCTTTGTGCTAAAGCAGTTAAATAATTCCCTGAGAACTTTTGCAATGTTGCGCCACCGCATGTAATAGTAACTTCCTTAATTAATTGTGTTCCGAGGTTTTTAATCCATTGAAATTCATATGGAATCAAGTCACCATTTTCTTTATTATGATAAACAGGGCTCCAAATATGTGGTAAAGTAATAACTAAAAATGTATCTAATACGAGATCACCATATCTGGGTATTTTAAAAGTAAAATGTGAATCATCTGATGCATTTAAAACGCGTGACCCAATATAATCAAGTCTAAATTTTTGCATCCCGAAATTTGTATACTTGGAATAAACAGATTTGAAAAATGTTTTGGATGGATTACCATTTAGAATAATATTTTGATTACCCACCGCTACTAAATTTAATAGACCGCCTGGCATATACTTAAATATATTAGTATATTATTATTTAACTAATTTGAATTACTAATAATAAATTAAAAATAACATAATAATATAAGTATGAATAATGATATGAGCACCTTTACACAAAATAAAATGAAAGATATGATTAAAGCAATGTCTATGAGTGGAAATATTATAAAGCACATCATAATTGTAATAATAATAGCAATAGTTATTGGTTTGGGAATATATATTTCAAACAAATATAATTTTAAAAAAAAAAAATGTAAGAATATGGAAAAAATATATGATGATATGGGAAAGGTTTCTTCGATAAACCCAAATGATAATGGTTTTAAGGGGTATAATTTAAGAGATTTTTATATAAAAACCGCATATAATTGTTGTGCTTTGGGAAGTTTTAAAAACACTTTCGTGAGCGATTGTGCGCTAAAACAAGTGATACGGCAAGGAGCTAGATGTTTAGATTTTGAAATTTATTCAGTGAATAAAAACCCAGTAATTGCGGTTTCGTCTGTGAAAAGTTATGACATTAAGGAGTCTTATAATTATGTGGAGTTTCAAGAAGCAATGAATATAATTAATAATAATGCATTTTCGGCAAATTTCTGCCCAAATCCAGACGATCCGTTAATTCTCCATTTTAGAATTAAGAGCAGTCATCCTGAATTATATGAACAAATGAGTAATATTATTTATAGTAAACTTGAATCGAGGATATTAGGTTCTAATTATAGTTTTGAGTCTCATGGGCATAATTTAGGAAATGCTCCAATATCAGATTTTTTTACCTATACTGGAACTGGTGATAAAAAACAACGGAGTGGTGGTAAAATAATTATTATTATAGACAAAAGTAACAATATGTTTGAATCAACGGGTTTGGATGAATATGTAAATATAGCCAGCAATTCGTTGTTTATGCGCGCTTTAACAAATTATGATGTTAAATATACACCCGATTTTAGTGAATTAATAGACTTTAATAAAAAAAATATGACGATATCAATGCCAGATTTAAGTGTGAGTGACGCAAATGTTTCATCGTCATTACATATGAAATATGGTTGTCAGATGGTTGGGATGTGTTATCAAAACTATGATTCAAACTTAGAATATTATGAAACGTTCTTTGCTGAAAGTGGTCATGCTTTTGTATTAAAGCCTGAAAATTTACGTTATGTTCCTGTAACTATACCAGCACCTACAAAGCAAAATCCAGAATTATCTTATGCGAATCGTCCAGTAAAGAGTGATTATTACTCATTTACAATTTAAATGGTATTTAAATTTTAGTGTCTAAATATCATCTTTGTATTATATATATATATGAGTTACGATGATAAATCGTATAATGAAAAGGAATTAGCGATATTAAGAAAAGCTATTGATGCGGCAGAGAAACGAACGAGTCGTAAAATAGCAGGATCGCCAGAGATAGAAAATATAATAAATATAGTAGAAGCATTTCTGCGAAAGGAGAAATTAATTTGTTATGGTGGGACAGCTATAAATAATATTTTACCAAGTGAAGACCAATTTTACGATAAAAGTATTGAAATACCAGATTATGATTTTTTTTCAAATGATGCTTTAAATGATGCTAAAAAACTGGCAGATATTTATACAGAGAAGGGTTTTGATGAGGTTGAAGCTAAAAGTGGTGTTCATAAAGGGACATATAAAGTGTTTGTAAATTATATTCCAGTAGCAGATATAACACAGTTGGATTTAGAATTGTATAACAACATTAAGAGAGATGCTATAAGTGTGGCTGGAATATTATATACTCCACCTAATTATCTTAGAATGTCAATGTATTTAGAGTTATCTAGACCTAAAGGTGATGTGAGTAGATGGGAAAAGGTGTTGAAGCGGTTAACACTTTTAAATAAAAATTACCCATTACAAGGATATAAATGTAATGAACAAATTTTCCAACGTTCGTTAGAGGATATGAGCGAAGAAGATTCGGATAATATTTATAACGTTGTTAAGAATTCTTTAATAAACCAAGGTGTAGTATTTTTTGGAGGGTTTGCAAATACTTTATATTCAAAACATATGCCTAATAATTTGAAAAAGCGTCTAGAGACCATTCCAGATTTCGATGTTCTTTCAGAGAACCCCGATACATGCGTAACAATTATTAAAGAGAGATTAATGGATATAGGTATATCTAAAATTAAAATAATTAAACATCCGGGATTAGGTGAAGTTATTGCACCACATTATGAAATTAAGGTTGGTAAGGAGACTATAGCATTTGTTTACAGACCTTTAGCGTGTCATAGTTATAATGTTATTAATATTAAAAGAAATTCAATAAAGATTGCGACGATTGATACGATGTTAAGTTTTTATTTATCATTTTTATATTCAGATAGGCCATATTATGACGATGATCGTATTTTATGTATGGCACATTATTTGTTCAAAGTTCAACAAAAAAATAGATTAAATCAGAAGGGGTTATTAAAACGATTTAGTATTAATTGTTATGGTAAACAAGAAACATTAGAGGATAATAGATATAAAAAGGCTGACATGTTTAAAAAATTAAAAGGTAATCGCAATTCAAAGGAATATGAAGAGTGGTTCTTAAAATATAACCCGACTGCTGCTGTAGTAGAAACGAATAATTCTAGAGAACATAAAAAGAAGAATATTAAAAGAACAAGAAGACGTAAATCGGGTAAAAGAAAAACCAAGCGAAAAACCAAGCGAAAAAATCTTGGATCTATTGAAATTTAAGTGAATACTACACCAATAAAAATATCAATAATACATTTTTTAATAATATTATTGATGCGACTAATAATAAGTGAATTCTCAATATAAGGCGACATAAATTTATATACAACCGTTAAAATATTAATAATGTAAATACATAAAATCCAACAAAGTTCTTTAATTCTATAAAATATAAAGTCTTTAATGCCCCAATTATTTACATAGCTACACAAATGCGTGGCATTGTCATATAAAAAGAAATCGTGTATTTGAATAATTCCTTTTAATATTCGTCCGGCACCATTTTGATCATGATGTGTATTAAAAAATGTGTTAATTTTACCTATCAAACTCAAGTCAAAGTAAAGAATTTTACGATCGGATTTACTTCTAGATTGAAAAATAAATGGCCGTGCCCCATCAACCTTATTATTATAATGAATATTTCCATCAATAATGATAGGTAAATACGATGTATATTTTATACATTCAAGCAAATGTTCAACGCTAGTATATTTACTAACGACTTCTTCTTTTTTTGAATTAATATCATAAAAATTTATATACATTTTATCATTAAGATTTTTTAAATCTTCCTTGGTGACTTTGGAAGCGAATTCATCTACATATGTATGAAGCGTTTTTAGATTCATATTAGCTTTGAAATCGCTTCTAATATTTTGATATAATGCATCAAATATTTCTAATTTATCTAAACAATATAATACTCCAAGGATTGCTCCAATGCTGCTGCCAGAGATTCTATTTATTTTAACATAGTTCCTTTTTTCAAGTTCTTTTAAATAAAACAACGCCCCGCATAAATATGATCCTTTGAACCCCCCCCCATCTAATACTAAATCCAATTGTTTGGGTGTGTCTGGAGGTGGGGGTAAATTATCAATTAATGAGGATATATATGTAGTATATAAGGACATTACATATATATAACATTAATAATATTAGAAACAGACTTATATTATATACAAAATGAATGAGCGACCATCTTGGGATGAGTACTTTAAAGAAGTTGTTAAGGTTGCTGCGAAAAGATCAAGTTGTACCCGATTACATGTTGGGTGCGTTTTAGTAAAACAAAATAGAATTATAGCCCAAGGATATAATGGATTTTTACCAGGATGTCCTCATATTTCTATAATGAGAAATGGACATGAAGAGGGTACTGTTCACGCAGAACAGAATGCTATTGCTGATTGTGCTAAAAGAGGGGCGACATGTGATGGGTCAACTGCTTATATAACACACTATCCGTGTTTAAATTGTATGAAAATACTTTGTGCTGCTGGAATTAAATGTATTAAATATATAGATGATTATCATAATGATGAAATAGTGGTTAATTTATCCGAAATAGCTAATGTGGAAATTAAAAAACTGGATGATCTAACGTAATTTATCTAGACATTGCATGACCTTATAATATTTTGTACCACATTCAGATATAGGAATATTCTTTAATGAACATTCCCAAAACTTATTAGATAACTTTTTACATTCAATAACTTGATTCAAGCGTCGTTCTTGTTGTTGTTTGTTTAAATGTTCAATACAAGACTTTACCATTATATTGATATATGTTCATATTTTTAAGTATAATTGATATGATTTAAATTAACATATTAATTATATATATTTATGCGAATAAGTTAGAACATCAATCTATTATCTGAGTATTATTTACAACAATGGTTTCATATAATTTAGAAGTGACCAAATAGGGGTCACAATTAGAACTGGGTCTCCGATCTTCAAAATACCCTTTTTTTTCAGCCTTGGTTTTATTACCAATTCTGACTGAACAGCCTCTGTCTGCTACTCCTGCCGAAAACTCGTTATATGAGGATGTTTCGTGCCCACCTGTCATGCGGAGTTCGTTACCAGTTCCATAAACAGACATGTGTTCGGTATGGTTTTTAGATAGAGCAGTAATAGCGTCCTTAATATATTTATCACCACCTTCTTCGCGCATTTGAAGAGTGCTAAAATTAGCATGACATCCAGACCCATTCCAATCACCATCAATCGGCTTTGGTTCGAAATCAACGCATATTCCAAATGGTTCGGCAACAATTTGTAATATATATCTTGCAATCCAAAGATGATCTCCGGCATCAATGCCTTCACATGGACCAACCTGAAATTCCCATTGTCCTGGTGCAACCTCGGCATTAATACCAGAAATTTTTACACCAGCATTTAAACAACATTTTAAATGTTGTTCTACAATCTTTCTACCATAAGCATTATTAGCACCGACACTACAATAATATTGGCCCTGTGGATTACCGCTGATAGCTTGCCCATTCTCATTAAACCCAATAGATCGCACCACTCCAGAATCGAATCGTTTCATAAGAAAATATTCTTGTTCTAAACCATACCAAGGTTTGGTATCTGGTCTAACCGAAAAATTAGCAACTGCCTTTGCTCTAGTATTTGATTCATGTGGTTCTCCACCTGGGGTGTATGTGTCACATAATATTAATTTATGCAAATCACCTCTAAATGGATCATTAAACACTGCGCGTGGGATAATACATACTTCAGATTCCTTACCTTTCGCTTGACCAGTAGAACTTCCGTCATAATTCCATGATTCTAAGTTTTCAAATATAAACTTAGGTGACTCGTTAAGATTATTAAAATGATATACGTCTTGTAGTGGAACAACCTTTGTTTTACTTCGCAGGTCACATTGCTTTCCAAGCCAAATATATTCTAAACAAATATGCATCTATGAGATATATGGTTTCTATTACTTAAGTAATTTATACTTAAGATTGCATCTCTGCTTTAATAACTTCAAGGAATTCCTCACTGGTGTTACATCCAAGACGTATATTCACAATTTTAGCAGGAGAGATGTGTCCATCCTTTAAATATTTTGTAGAAAATGTTTTAGGAATAGGTTTGTTATAATAGTGTTTATACATATCATTAATTGTATTAACTGAAGCGTTTTTCATTTCGAGAGAATAATCAATGCGACCAGGACGTGTTATGGCCTTGTCTATTTTTGAGTAAAAATTGCTAGTTATTATGAGAATTCTACCCGGCGTTTCCCTAATACCATCAATGACATTAAGTAGGAAGGAAAGTGTAATTTTATCATCACATTTAGATGGTTCAATTATTTTAAAACTGCGACCATCATCTTCATCATTATTTCGCATACCCTTTACTAATGCTTTCATTAGATCCTTATTAGAAATATCTTCAGATGGTATGTCATTATCATTTTTTTTATCATTTTTATTACCCCTTTGATGAATAATATCAGACATACAATCAATATCATCTAGAACTATAATTTTTTTGTCAAATGTAATAGAACCATCTTTATTATTTGTGTTATATTTAGATTCAAAGTAGTATTTTGTAAAATCACTTTGCGTTTTAATTTTATCAAGTGGAATCACAATTAAATGACGTTTCATCAAATTAGCAATACATTTAATAACAGACGTTTTACCAGTACCTGGAGGACCATATAATCCTAATCCAAGGGTGTATGGATGCCCTTCTTTGTCATACCACTCTTTATTATTTTCAAAAAATTTAATTTTTTTAATTAAATTACTTTTATCATCAAAAAATAAATTATCAAATGATCTAGATGATGTAAATAAACATTCATTCCAATCAGATAAGCGGGGACCATCATCATTTGTGGAAGAACATTTATCTAACGTATAAATGAATGTTTTATTCCACCTACAATTATAAATATTTTGCAAATAATCTTCAGTAATTTTATCAACAAAATTTTGAAGTTCATTTAAAGATAATTTATTTGTGTAAATGTTAATAGATATAACTTCTATTTTACACGTAGATTTTGCACCATTTTCATGCGATTCATCAATGGATGTTACTTTACACCAAATATTATCACCAAGTTTAAATCTTCTTCTCTGTGACACCACATATATATCATGTTTCTTGAACTCGGTCTTTTCATTAACGACGTCGTCATCATTTTCTTCATCCACTACCCTCATATTATTAGCATATTCTTTGATTGATTGGATGTAAGGGTTTGTATTGAGATCTTTATTAATATGATACCAAATAGCCCGAAATCGGTTACTAAAAAGTTGTTCGGATCTGGTTGTAAAATAATTGGATTTTATAGTACTTCGCCCTTCAATAATTATTCTATTGGTTGAATTCCAATAGTCAATTGTTTCTTGCATAGGTAATAACGTTATAAAACTGCGTCGTGGATTAATTAATGACTGAAAAAGGAATGTTACTATTCCAATGAACATCGTTGTAATTAATGTATCTACAAAATAGTTTCCTGTTCTAAATTTCAAAAATAAGTTCATTTTAATCGTATCTAATATTAAAGCTCCGATATCTCCATCATTTTCCGACATATGCTTTATTATAGTAAAAATGTTTAAGTTTATTATACATAACTACATGAGGATTTGATTACCATAGAATAAAATTTATATCCAAAATAATTGATTAAAAAAATTATCATTATTACTGCTACAATCATGGAGTTACCTCAAATTCAAGCAAGATCAATGTGTAAAAAAGTCAAACCAGTTAATTATAATTTTTAAAAATATTGGCATTATATAATTGTGCCACTGTTATCAACTCCTATAATGAAAAGGGCAATTAAATCTGGTACACTTGGTGCAGTTAATAATGATTTATATGTTGGAAATAAACTTAGAAAATTAAAAATGGATAAAGCACCAAGTTATTATGGAAATTATCCACTTGACGCGCATGATGAATGGGGTTGATAATCTAATTAATAATTTAGTAGACCAGGGAACAATTAAATACTATAGTGGTGGAGATATGGCCGAATACAGAAAATATTTAGAACCTTTACTTAAACCTTATTTAGCAAATTATGAAAAAACACATATGGATGCGTACAGACCTTTTGGAAATTGTCATTGGTTGAACCCTACGTTTGGTCTAACCCTCGCAAATATTGTCATGCCGAATGAAACATGGTCTGTTAGAAGTTCGAGTTATCATACAACAATAGTGAATGATAATAATACTAAAATATTTGACATTCTATATTTTGATGAAAATGATAAAACATTAGGGGGTCCAACTATATGTTTTCAAATATGACGTTTAGGGAAGTTAGGTTATATAATCAGAATTTACAGAAAATATAATATTTATATATATTATAATGAAACGTGCAAGTAGTATGAGAAGAGGTGGAACTAAGAATGACATGCAGTACGGGACGTACACAGCCCACCAGCTGGGCGTACACAAGGGCCCCACAGCAACGTCTGGCACGTCAGGTGCTCAACAAGATAATGGTGGTGCTTACGAGGTGGCACAAGCAGCAGCAACACTGGTGAAAATGAAGAACGATAAGGGTGAGAAGGGGGGTAGATCACGTAGATCACGTAAATCGCGTAAATCGCGTAAATCGCGTAAATCGCGTAAATCGCGTAAATC